AGAGTACGCGTCTGGGGGGCGCGTGGTCGGACGTTCGAATCGTCTCACCCCGACTAACTGATAATTAAGCACTTACATTAAATTGTAGGTGCTTTTTTTATTGATTGGTGGAACACAAATGGAACACAATCATCCTTTATAGCCTTAATACTGTAGATTATTTAAGTATAATATAGACTATTTTCAATGCTTGCTTTTGTATCTCAAAACAAAAACATATAGAATTTGTAGCTTTGCAAATTAATATAATCCTAGTATTGTTTCAATAAAATGCTTTATTGGAGAGCTATTTAGCGCTATTTCTATGATTAATGGATATAATATATATTTCCACAATAAAGATAGAAACATAGAGAGCTTTATTTGTCTGAAATACTTTGGCCTTTTCTTAGGAGCAATTCTTCTTTTTTTTCTGTAATGTTTAGACATAGCATCTTGATTTTAAATAATATCAAGAATGCTCGTCTTGCTCGTCGCAAAGATCATTCCTTAGTTTTAAATATCAAAGGACAAAGAAATTCTATTTCTAACAACTGTCTGGATGTGCTTTATTTGTTTATAATTCAGGTGATTATTTGATATTTTGCTGATCTTCTCCGTTTATAATTCCTGCAAAAGCAATATTAGCTCCGCCATATTTTATTATTGCTTACAAGATTGATTTAAAAGATGTTATGTTATTGTTATCCCCCTTGTATCCTATTTAAGTTTATGTCCAGATTCCGGACATTTGTGCTAATATTAATCTATATGCATGTGATATGCGTATTCCGGTATGAATTAAGCACGGGACAACATCACGAGTAAAATATAATGTTCTCTAAGAGGAGAAGGGGGTGATTTGAAATCACATCCTCTTTTCCGGCACAGCTAAATAGTTTTTGATTGGAATACCCAAGAACCCAAGTACGGTTTATTCCTACTCCTGCAAGATGAATAACTTCAATTCGATTCTTTTCAAAAAAAATAAAGATACTATTTCCCTTTTGTCCCAAATTGCCAACCCCTTATACATGTAAAAATACAACCTTTGATAAATTAAAAAGAAAAAGGTATGCCAATTTTTGAAGTAAACGGACAACAGTACGAAGTTGAAGATCGCTATACAAGCGACTTCGCGAAAGAATTTCCTTCAGCGGTGACTAGGATTGAAAAAGATGATCATATTTTAGAGGTCGCTGCGGGTGATTACTCTCAATACCTTTCCTCATTAAAAGATTATAGGCACGTCGTTCCTGAAAAAGCTATGAGGAATTTGATTGGAGAAAGTGTTAAAGGGGAATATCAGATTCCATCCTGGATAGCAAGGCCTCCGCAATCATCTCAATATTCTAAACCAATGCAATCTACTAATTCTATTAGTGTTCCTAAGAGCCAAATGCTTGATATGGATATTATTGTTAGGCAGAATAAAGACGAGAGAACCCAAAAGACAAAGATGGCCCAATACCTAAAGGCTCAGGGCTATAAAAGAGAGGACATTATAAGTATTCTTAAGACTGTAACAGCAGAATAATATGCCAATAGATTTATCAAAATTGAATGTTAGTGATACATCAGATATTGATGATATCGTGAATGAATTATTCTCGGAAGAATCTCCGAAAGTGAATACTCAGGAACCTATTAAAGAAGTGCCGGGAGCTTCCGTCCCATCTTATCAGACAAAACCTGAAGATGTGGGCTTTGAGAACGTGCTTGATAAAAAAGGTTTTGAGCAAAGATACAATGTAAACCCGAACGTTTTAAGCGGTAGACAAACCGATCCAATTCAAAAGAGTATCGAAAGTTTGCGGGAGAAGGTTGGTAAAAAAACTAACATTGGATACGAAGTTCCTCTAGGAATTATTGGTGGTATCGCTTCTCTTTCTTCTCCTGCTATAAATGTCGCTTCTAGGATTCCATGGGTTAAAGATGCAGCGAATAAGATTATCCCTGATGGAATAAAAAGAAGAATAAACGAATCAGAGATAACAGCAGCAACAGAGAATGAGCTTAGGAGGGCGGAAAGATCCTCTAATCTAAAAGGAAGTGCGATCAATCAATTTGGGCAATCATTTTATAGTGGGGTTAAGGATGAAGGGAGTATGCTCACATTTGGGCTGAGCGAACTTGACAACGACATAACATTACTCCATATTGCCAAGAAAGCAGAGAAAGAAGGCTTTGATAATCTCCCTGAACGTGAGCAGGATCTTCTAACTGCTTCAGCTCTTAGGATAGCTGCGGAGGCCGCAAACAGTGACGAGAAAACGGCAATGCAAATAGCTGGTATGTCTACAGCAGAGTCTATGCCTTATATGCTTCAATTCCTGATTACTAGTCCTGTGGCAAGCTTGGCTACTACACCAGTAAGAGCTGCTATAAAGACAGCAGCAGAAAAAGCAATTAAATCAGGCGTTAATAGTAAGCTAGCAAGTGTTATTAAGGGAGCAGCAAGAACAGCAGCGGTAGCCACAAAAGCGGGTGCTATGTCGGTTATGCAACCAACAATGTATGCTGATGCAGTTTCACGAGGCACTGGTAAAGCTACTTTAGACGAAAACGGAAAGTATGCAGGCATGGAAGATGCGGAGAGCGCACCTGTAGCAGCATATAAGGCTTTTGCAAATGCGACTGTAGAGAATCTTTCCGAACACTCAGGTGCCATGTTAAGTGGAGCTACAGGATCTGCGGCACGTGCTCTTAAGAAAGTTCCCGCTTTGGGTGGGTTCATTTCTAACGTACAAAAGAATAACGTACTATCTGGAGCTACTAAGATGATGAAAGCTGTAGGGTTCAATGGTGCACCTGAGGAGTTCTTCGAAGAGCAGGTTTCTACTGGTTTAAACTCTTTAATCGTTGGAGATAGCCAATTCTCAGACTTCACAAACTGGAAGCAACAATTAGCCACGTTAATCAGTGTAGGAGCAACGGCCGGGGCAATGACTTCTACAGGCTCTTTGATGTCCGTTCCTTATAAAAAACAGATTAAGAATAACTACTCAGAGGCTACGGATCTCGTTAAAGATTACTTCTCCCCAGATGAATTTGATCAATTCAGGGCCTCTCTATCTAATATGAATATAGATTCACGTCCGGACTTTATTAGTTCAGTAGCAGAGTCTAAAGGATTTAGTACTGATGAAGTGAAGGATCTAACTGTTTTTGCTACTCGTCAGGCGCAATATGATGGTTATGTAGGGGCTGTGTCTGATTATATCGAAGAGGAAAAGGTAATAGCTCAACAAGAGATTGATAGGGTATCCAATAAGGATATGGGAGAGATCGTGCAGGTAAAAGGCTTCGGGGGGGACCCTGTGAATATTATAGGAGGATTTGTGGTGATAGATGAAAACGGTTTCGTGGATAAAAATAAGTCTTCCCAGACTCTTTACTATTTAGATGAAAATGGCAAAAGGAAAATGACTACTCCAGATAAGTTTGGACAATTAATCAAACGTCTACCATTATCACACGCCTACGCTGCAGAGTTTAGGAAGGTGGAGGATGATATCCTTATTAAAGAAGAAAATGAGCTTGCGGACGAGGAATCACCCGAACAAGCACAACAGGACGCTATTTTATTGGCTGAAAATGGGAACCAGGTAGAAACTCCCGAAGGAGTAGGAACTATCTCACAGGTAGAACAAGACGAGAATGCAGCGATTGTTTTATTCCCAAATGGAGTAAGTAAGAAGTTTGCATTAGCTATTCTTAAGCCTGCTAAACCTAATATTGATCCTCCAACGTCCGGACAGGGAGTTTTGATAGACGAGTCTAAACCTATAACATCGCAGGGAGAAGAGGCAAACCCAACGTTACAAACCGTAGAATCTGGTGTTTCGCCCACGCAAGCCGCACCCGTATTTCCGGTTGATAAGGAAAATAATATAGACTATTCTCAGATTCAAGAGCCTGAGATGTACGCACAAGCTTTACAGAGTGAGTTTGAAGGCGATGCCGTCTCTGTTATAGACGAACAGATTCAATCCGCTCAATCGAGATTAGAGAAAGCTGGTAAGAATTCGGATGCTATTAAGCGTAGACGGGCCATGAAATCTGAACAAGCAGAGGTTGATCGCTTAAACAAAGTGAAAGCTATTCTTTCTCCAAGTGAGCAAGTTGTAAACGAAATGCCACTTGAAAACATAGGAAATGAGGAAGCGTCACCGAGCGAAGAAAGCAATATGATAGATTTGTCTCAACTTACTGAACCTGAAAGACGGAAGTATGTTACTGAAAACTCGACTGATCCTATTGAATTAGCTGACCTTTACGATCAGGTTAAAGAAGAGACGGAATACGCTCAGATGATGCCGTGGGAAGCCGCTTTAGTGGGTAGAAAAGTAAGCAAAGACTCTTTCATCGAGAACTCAGATAAGAATAACATCACAGGGGCTATGAACAAATCGTGGTTCTCAAAGGATGGTAAGGGTTTAGACGTTATCGCGGCTGAACTCTCAGAATATGGTATTCCTGTAACCGAACAAGATTTAGTAAACTTCATTATCTCACATCCGGGGAACAACGTTAAGAAGCGTTCTCAACTCTCTATTGATACGGATCGTAAGTTTAAAGAGGTCGTGAAGAATCTAACGGGTCAAGAGGTTGGTGGAGTTGACTCTCCTTCGGGGAAATTAATCTTAGCCGGTTTAAGAGCCGGGGCAAGAAGCGAACAAGAAAGACAATCTATGCCTTTCGATGCTTACACTATACCTGATTCAGTATTAAATTTCTTTGAAGAAACGGGGTTAAATCCGGAAGATTTTAATAGCTTTGAGGAGTTAGGCCAAGCGGTTAATAGTGAAGTGGAAAGCGGAACATTCGTATTTCCTTTAAGCCCTACAGATTTACAAACAATTAATAATATCATAAACCATGGAATCGAACAGCAAGCAGACTACGAACAATTCAGTACAAGAGTTGAAAAAGCAGGGCTTAAGAGAGCAGCTCAACAACCTGTACTTGAAACAACCGAAACAGAAGCAGGAACCGAAGGAGAAAAAGAAGGAATAGAGCCTACTCCCGAAGAGATTGCGGAGATTGAAGCGCAATTAGAAAAGCCTAAGAGAGCCGGCAGCGTTATTGACATCATCAACGAGATAGCAACAGAGCAGAATCTTCGTGATGCAGAGAAAGATGTGAACACTACTCCGACTGAAGCTCAGAAAGAAGCAGGTAACTATAAGATGGGACACGTGACCATTCAAGGGTTAGATGTATCTATCGAAAATCCTAAAGGTTCTCAGAGATCGGGCAAAGACGATACAGGTAAAGAGTGGTCTGTAACACTAAACAATACCTACGGTTACATTAAAGGAACTAAGGGGAAAGATGGAGATCATGTAGATGTCTTTATCGGAGATGCCCCTTCCTCTGAGAATGTATTTGTAGTTGATCAGGTTAATAAAGACGGATCATTTGACGAGCACAAAGTTATGTTAGGATTTAACTCCTTAGAGGATGCTGAATCGGCGTACCTATCTAACTACTCCGAAGGATGGACCGGATTAGGCTTTACTTCTCCAATGGGGATTGAGGAATTTAAAACGTGGGTTAGCGAAGGAGTTAAAGGCGTCCCTTCAAGTGAGTATATTCAGGAGAGATCAAAAGATGTTACTAACGAAGAATACCCGAACTCTCCTATTTCTAAAGATGGAACGATTGTTGATTCGGATGGTAATCCTATGACACTATACCATGGGACAACATCAGAAAAGGTTAATTCAATAAAAGATTTGTCTCCGAATAGCGCAGGTTCCAATGCGAATTTTAATGGAGCCGGAATCTACTTGTCCCCTACATTATCTGATGCACTTGAATATTCAAACGGAAATAGAGATAAGGTGTATAGTGGAACTGTGAAGTTTACGAATCCTTATATTCATTATGGTATATCGGGTATGAGTAACGAAGAGGCTTTAGCTGAAACTAAAAGGCTAAAAGATTTAGGTCATGACGGGGTCATAGTCTATGGTAGTAAGGAAATGCGAAAGATTGGAGCGGATCCTATAGAAATTATAGCGTTTGACCAAAAAAGTATAACGGAAACTCCAGCAGGTGAAGAGCTTGTTGAAGATGAATTGTTGTTCAGATCAAAAAAACAAAAAGATTCAAATGTGCGTGATGAAACTCCTCTAAAAAACGGAGAAGAATATTATATTCGATTTACTGAGACATCGAATGAAGATCTCGAAAGAGGAACGTCATTAAATTTTACCGGGTTACGCAAGAAAGACTACTCATTAAAAGCAGCAGCAGAGGTATTGGATATCGACAAAGATAATTTAGTCGTTGTCGATGGAGTATATGCCGAGGTTATAGATGGGCTGAACGGGTATAAACTGGAGGCTGAAACATTAGATGATGCGATAGAAGAACTCGAAAACGGTAAATATCAATTCTATGATGTTGGTAGACCTGTCATATATGTTGGCAAATACTCTGAGAGAGGTTCTGATCAAACAGGAGATGGGGACGCTTTTTATCCCGTAAGAATTGCTTATGACGTGGTAAGCGAAAACAAAACTTCTGAAGCCGATCAAATCAAATCTGAAGCCGAAAAGAACGGAACATTCCTGAAGGCTTCGAACGGAAAAGATTCTAACCTTAACGAAAAACAGTGGATTCAAGTTCGAACCAAAGCTTTTAAAGAGTGGTTCGGTGATTGGGAGAATGATCCGGAGAATGCTTCCAAGGTTGTTGATGAAAATGGGGAGCCGTTGGTGGTTTATCATGGGACCGGAGGTGTGTTTACTGCATTTGATAAAGAAATGATAGGTTCTAGTTTTAATCAAGACTCAAATGGATTTTTCTTTACAAATAATTTAAAGTCAGCCGAAGAATATGCTAATAGTACCCCATGGGGCACAACTAGAAAAAATGGAAATGTTATGGGCGTATTTTTGTCGATTTCAAAACCATACACATCAAAAATTGACTTTGATCCTATTGATGAATGGGATAACAACTATGAAAGTTACATAGATAAATCAAAAAAGAAAAAGGCAGATGGAATAATTGTTAAAGCAAAAAAAGGACAAAGCATGTATGTAGCATTTGAGCCTAACCAAATCAAATCCGCCACAGATAATACCGGAGAATTCAGCCAAAACAATGATGATATACGGTTTAGAGATGCGGAGATAGACAGACTTGACAAGGAGTATATGGATGCTGTCGAGTCTGGAGATATGGAAAAGGCTCAAAGAATAGTTGACCAAGTAGCAAAGAAGAACGGGTACGTATCTGAGAGTGAGTACAGGTTATCTCACAGGGCCCCACATATGCAACCTAACACAACTCCACAACAGAGATTCGATGAAAGTCATGCTTTGAGTATTGAAGATATGGCAAATGGATACCTAAATGTACCGGATGAATTCTTTGATCCTAGAAATGGTGCACAATGGTACGGATATGATACTCGTGAAGGGATGGAATCGTATCGTTCTCTAATGCGTGCAATGAGGGAAGTCAAACAGCAGATAAAAGACAATGGAGAGGTTATCGATATGCCTAAAGTAACCGTTTACAGAGCCGTTTCCAAAGAAGTGAAAGAAGGCTCTGTAAGAAATGGTGATTGGGTTTCTCTTTCACAAAGCTACGCTAAATCTCATGGTAATGCATGGGTAGATGGACCTTCAAGAGTGATAAAAGAAGAAGTTCCTGCGGATCAAATATGGTGGGATAGCAATGATATTAATGAGTTTGGTGTTGATGATGGTAAAGGATACTCCTATAAGAATACCAAAAACAACAAAAAGCTGAACGAGACTATAACCCGTGATGATGAAGGGAATATTATTCTTCCTTCTAAGAGGTTTAATGATAGAAAGAGTGATGTTCGTTATAAATTCATGGGAGAAAAAGGGGCCGCAAATCTTGATAAAGCGGAAGAAGTTTCTATTCGTATAGATAATTTAGCTATTGCTCGCAAGATGGAAGATTCAAGGATGGAGCCTAAAAAGATAAAAATGGCAACCGGATGGGAACGTGGATCTGACGGGAAGTGGAGGTATGAAACATCCGATATAAAAATTAATGATAAAGTCTTTGGGAAAAGAAATATAGGCGGGACAGATGTTCCTGAAAAGATAATGCTTTCCGACATTGTTGACGACAAGGAGCTCTTCGAAGCATATCCATCATTGAAAGAGACTGAGGTGTCTATGTCTTTTGATAAGTCGGAGAATGGAAGCTGGAACAAACCGATGAACTGGATAAGCTTATACGAAAACCATTTCGAGAATATTTATGATGCGGATTCTGAAAATAAAAAGTCAGAAATAAATAGCAAAATAAAGGAGATAAAAGGCAGCGAAGAATACAAGCGTGAATTAGAACTTGAAAATGAGCTTGACGAAAAGTTAAAAAAGGGAGAGATATCAATTGAAGGTTATCCGGAGTTTCCAGCAATAGACTCATTAAACCCTCTATATGTTGAGCTTGAAAATGCAAAGAGTGAAGGTAGTGTGGTTGGATATTCTTTGAAAAAAAGCGCAAGATCTGTTCTGTCGCATGAGATACAACATGCAATACAAGACGAAGAGGGGTTCGCTACAGGTGGAAGCCCATCCGGACTATCGAAAGATGTGTTTTTGAATAAATCACAAAAAGAAAAGATAGCCGAAATTGATAGACTTTTTGATAAACTGAAAAATTCTGAATTGCCTAATTCAAATATGGATGAATTTGTCAAAGAAAGACGTAAGCTGTTTGATGAAAAGTCAAAAATATACGATTCTTTGAAAGAAATAGATTTGGAGAGTGCACAATATGAATACTATCGTAGGCTTGCTGGTGAAGTAGAGGCTCGAAATGTGGAATCTCGTTTGCTTATGTCAAAAGAGCAAAGATCTCAATCATTAGCTGAAAGCACCGAAGATGTATCAAGAGAAGATCAAATATTTTTGGAAAGTGGAACTTCAAAGAGTATTGAACCTATTGAAAAAGAAGCTACCGCATTAGCCGATTCTCTTAATACTCCTATCCGTGTAATTCGTGACATCAACGAGATTACAAACGAGGATAAAAGAAAAGAGAAAAGAATGCGTTCGGCAAAGGGTTGGTATGATCCTAAAACCGGAGAGGTTGTTATCGTTCTTCCAAATGCTGAGAGTGTGGGGGATGTTCAATCTACAATCTTACATGAAATAGTAGGGCATAAGGGGTTGAGGGGTCTTTTAGGTGACAAGTTCGAGGATATGATGGATAAGGTGTATAAACATCTACCTAAGGCTACACGCAAGAAGATCATGGAATCGGCTGTGAATAAGTATCGATTTGACTACAGAACTGCTACTGAAGAGTATCTTGCGGAGTTCGTTGAAAAGGATGTAATGGAACCAAGTATCTGGCAGAAGATTAAGAGCGGGATTAAGGACTTCTTCCGTTCAATCGGCGTTGATCTTGAAATGAACGATGCGGATATCGCTTACCTATTATGGAAGTCAAAGAACAGGCTTTTAAAAGGAGATGGACCTATTGAAGTTATAAACAAGGTAGCAGCAGGAGAAGAAGCTAAAGAGAGATTCAGAGAAGCGGCTTATAGTGATGCGGATGTTCTATCGGATGAATTAGATAAGTCAGCGAGAGAGGCGTGGGAGCGTCTCTCTAAAGACGAGAGAACGGTTCATGAGATAGTAAACGAAACGGCCGAAGTCAGAAAAGGAATATTGAAGTACGTCCCGACTAATGAGAACGTGAAGAAATCCATCTATGAACTCACACAAGGTCTGTTTGATAATGCTGTTTCCTTAAGGAACCTTCAGCACCTTGTTAACTCAGTCTCAGACCAACCTATAGAGTCTTTTGCAAATCCATATCAATTCCTTACTACGATACCGGCAAGGAATGAAAATAAGATGAATACGTTCGTAAAAACGAAGTTCTCTAAAATCGGTCAAGCTATTAAAGAACTAGGTGTTCCTCGATCCACCGTTCAAATCTACGCTTATTTAAAGCATGGTTTAGAACGTAATGAGTACATGAGAGCACAAGACGTAAGAGAGAAAGGTGAGAAGCTCAAAGAGGCTGCCGATCTTCGAATACAAGCCATCTCGGATAGTATCGAAGCTATGAGCAGACAACTTGAAACGGCTGATAAAAAAGGCACGGATCGAATACTTGCTAAGATTGAAGGTTATAATTTGGCTATCGAAGGTGTTAAATCGGAGTTGGAATCTAAAAAGCAGGAATACGAAAAGAGTGTAAGCCTTAAAGATTATTCAGGTGTGTATGCCGTTGCGGATCTCTTCATTAAGAAGTCAGACGATAGAGAGTTTACCGTCGCTCAGATTGAAACAGCTATAGAGGAGTTCGAAAAAGAGCACGATGTTACTAAACTGTGGGAGGCCATTAACGGGGCAACAAAGTGGACGGTTCAGAATGAGTTTGAAATGGGCCGTATCTCAAAGGATTTAAGGGATAAACTCTTCTCTATGTACAAATACTACATTCCTTTAAAAGGATGGGAAGAAAAGAACGCCAATGAGGAATGGGATTACATTAGTGGAGGTGGTGTACCCGTGTCTCCTATTAAGAAATCCGGAGGACGTACGTCTTTAGCCTCTAATCTATTCGAGAATATCGGATTAGGTGCACAAACCTCGGTCATGGGAGGACATAAGAACTTACTTAAGCTTCACGCTTTAAGGATGGTTAGAAATTATCCTAATCCTATGTATCGTGTATCTGAGGTATGGGCCGTGAAAGAAGGGGACGATTGGGTACAAAAAGCTCCTGAATATTCAGAAGATCCGGAGGTTTATGCTGATAATGTGGTGAAGTTCGAAGAGGAGATGAAAGAACTTAAAGATTTGGGGCTTGCAAATAAATTAGGCGGTAAGCTTAATGTGGGTAGACCGATCACTAAGTACGAAGCAAAAGAGCATGAGATTTTAGTTTACGAGAATGGGAAACCTTACGTGATTTACATTAACGGGAACCCGGATATCGCAAGAGCCATTAATCTGACTTCAACAAAGCCTTACGACGTAAATATGAATGACGAAACAGGGAAGGATTACATGAAGAAAATCCTAAACGGAACATATTCTCTTATGAGATTTACAGGTCAAAACTTAACAAGTAGAAATCCTGCCTTTGTGGCAGCTAACTTAGTAATGGACTCACAATGGGCTATTGCAGCAGCTACGGCTAAAGAAGGGTCAGATTATGCGAGGAGATTAGTAGGTAATTATATGTCACCTTCGATTCATCGTTCTATTATGAGAGGAGTTAGAGGTAAATTAGATGAGTCAAACCCTATAGATAAACTATTTGGGGAGTTCCAAAGAGCCGGAGGAGAAACAGGATATTCGGATTTATTCAAGGTGGACGACTTCGAGAAAATGATTAAAGACGAACTTAAGGACGGGGTAGACTGGAGAAAGGTTTACACTTGGTACACAGGGTCGATTGACACATTAAACAGATGGGCCGAACTCTCTTCCAGATTCTCAACTTTTGTTACGAGTAGAAACTCTGGTAGGGATGTTGAAAGATCCGCTTACGATGCGAAGGAGATCACTCTAAACTTCAATAGAAAAGGAACCGGGGCATTCTTAGGTAATTGGTTGAAGTTTGCTTATTTATTCGCTGGTGCCGGTTTACAGGGAACTTATTCCATGGCCAACTTAGCTTTGAGCAAGAGAAGCCAAAAGAAGATTACGTTACTATTTGCATCTACAGCGATGTTAGGGTTTCTCGTTCCTCTAATCAACGAGATGTTTTTAGGTGGAGATGATGATGATCTCTATAATAACAAAGCGGATTACGAAAGGAAGAGTAATTTTATGATTCGTGTTCCCGGTAAGGATTCCTTTGTAAAGATTCCAATCGCTCAGGCTTTAAGACCTTTCTACGGAATAGGGGAATCCATGTATCAAATGGTAAAGGGGAATAGAAACGTTGGAGAAGGAGTTATGGATATTATAGGGGGATTTGGGATGATGCTTCCTTTCGATCCATTCGGGGGGAGCAGTTTGTGGCCGACATTCGCTCAACCGGGACTTCAGGTAAAAGAGAATAAAGACTTCTTTGGTAAGGAGATTTATAAAAATGATTCATTCAGTCAATACGATCCTGAATTTAAAAGAGCTTACGCTAATACATCTCCTATGATTGTGGAACTCACAAGAGCATTAAATGACATAACAGGGGGGGATGAAGTAACTAAAGGTAAGGTAAATATCAACCCGGGTATTGTTGAACATCTTGTAGAAGGATATTTCGGTGGGGCGTTTAAATTTCTAAACGATGTAGGAAAACAAGTAAACGGAGCTCATGAGGTATCTAAGGGTAATCCTTATCCATATGATTCAAGAAGCTATCCTATTATCGGACGTTTCTATACGAATACATCTTCAGGAGCCGATATCAATGCTGAGTATTATAAATATGTGAATGATGCCGAAGAGATTTCTCACAGGGTTAAAAAGTATCAGGATTTAGGCAAAAAGGGAGATCTGGAAGCTTTCGATAAATCTCTCGAACTTATTAACAGTAAAGAGTATCAAAATGCTATCTTTGTTAATAGGATGAAATCTCAGATTGACAACGTAAAAAAGAGTGCAAAAGATGCAGAAGGTGAAACGCTTAAGATGCTCAAAGAACAAGAGAAGGAGTTAAAAATAATGATGTTAAACGAAATAGAGAAAATACAATGAGAAATAAATCTTTAAGCTGTAATGATAAATCCAATCAGCTGGAAAAGTTAGGAATAGACGTGTTTCTCAAAAGGAAGATCTTTACATTTTCTGCTTTGAGTCGTGTAACCGGAATCAACCAAAGACAGCTTCAATGTTATTCATCAGGAGTAAAAAAACCTCGAAAAAAACAGATATGCCGTATAGAAGCAGGTATAAAATTAATTGCATCAGAACTGTCCTCTATAACGCTGAAGTAGCTTGATTTCTTGTTGATAAGTCTGAAGCTATAGGGGGGGGTAACTCTGAGTTACCTCCTTTTGCTTAGGATGATAGAATTATACATACGAAACAAACTTCTATTTGACCAATGTTTTATTCAGTTGTTTCAGGGAAGAAATGTTCCTTTTACTGTAATCCAGTATAGCACTTTGCCGACTTTATTTTTTTTCGAATTATTGGCTCTCCCCAATTCTTAATCAGGTGGTTTTATATTTCTATAATCTTAGCTGTAATATTGCACCTAATCTCAGGGTGAAACTATCGTGCGACTTTCTTTATTTCAAGGAGTGACTTAATTTGCAAGAAATTAGGGAATTAAATACAATACTAATGCACTATATTGTTCCGTCTAAAGACTTTCAATATAGTGCATAATTGAGCTTCCCAATCTTCAAATCTGACAATTCTATTAGTAATCTTGTCTGTTTTCTGCGGCCTTTAGGATTTCTGCCATTTTATACTCCACGTTGGATGGTCTTTTGTATCTTTTAATCTTCTGTTGGTTTACCCACCTTTCGATGTTTGACCTTCCAAATCTTTTGTAGGCCTGATTTTGAGAGAGGAAAACCTTTTCTTCTTTGATTTTATGAGCTTCCAGGTACTTTAAGTACTGAAGTTGCTCCGGAGTAATTTCTACTAACATAATTATAAATTTGATTTAACGGTGTTTAAAAGGTTTTCTAAAGCTTCTTTACTATCGATTTTATAAGTTAATCCCTTGTATTGAACAAGGCCGTAAAGTTCATTATTGGGTGCTGCAAATAACTCTGTGATCGTAACATTTAATGCTTTAGCTACTTTTTCCAGAGTGCCAACTGTTGGATTTCCTCTCAAAGACGCACGTAATGCTATATCAGTAACCCCAATTTTATCTGCCAATTCTTTTTGCAAAATACCTTTTTCCTTGCAAATTTCTTTAATTCTTAATTCCATAATATTAAATATTTGGTTTAATAGTACAAAAATACTATATATTACAACATAAACAAATGTTATAGTGTTTAGTTTTTGTGTTAAATAAATGTTAAATATTATTGTTGTATAATGTAAAGCAAATAATATGTATTATGTTTGCATTCGTAAACAAATAATAAAGCATTTATATATTATGAAAGCAACATTCAACAAATCACGAATTATGAAATCAGCTTGGGCGATGTTCAAGGCGGGTAAATCGTATCGCAGGCATGTATTCACGTTTGGCGAATGTCTGAAGGCTGCATGGGCTGATGAGCGAATGAAAGTTGATAAGATGGACCGTCTAATGAGATTGCGCGAGAAAATGCCTGAGAGAGCCTACAATCCAATAAGCATTAATCAGCTGTCTGATACTTTAGTGAATTATTATACATACAACACCTTTAATAATGATTGATATGGATACGAAAACTGTTTTCAGATTGCTTTTCAGTCTGATTTTATTAATGATGTTCTGTGGTAACCCGGCTACCTTGCTAATTTCTCTTTCATCCTTTGCTTGGAGTTGCCAGAAGTTAATTTCATAATACTTAAACAATTTAATTATAAAACCATGAATACAGAATTAAAAAACACTAGAGAATTTATTGTAGATGAAAATTCAATGTCTCTTGAATCAAAATGTAAGAAATTGGAAGAGAAGATTCGCAAATTAGAGGAACTGAACATCACACTTATGCAATGCTATATTAAGGCTCAAAATAGCGCATTTAATTATTCGGAGAGAGCTGATTCACTGCAAAAAGAACTTGATGAAATAAAATACCCATGTTCTCAAAGGGTTAGACATCTTCAAATATTAAGAGGATAAGCGCTGTTATTGAATATAGCTGGACCGTACATGGTCTGGCTATATTTGTTTTAAGGAGTCTATATTTTGCCAACCCCTACAAATCATTAATGATATACTTTGAAAGTACACCCTTTTAAGTCATTCACATGGGGTACTTTGAAAGTACGTCACCAGAAATGAACAATCTACTATTGTCCTAAGAAAAAGATGGGGTAACTCAAAGTTACATCATTTCAAATTGAGAAGATTGAAGAAAACAGAAGATGAAACAGACTTTAAACTTCTTATAGAGAATGGAATTAAAGACTTAAAACAGTAATCAAAAGAAAGTTTGCCTAGCCAATATACACCGGTGGGAGGGATGGGGCTCTAAAAGCTTCAGTGGCTCAATATGAATTATATACAGGAAACGGCATTCGTTTTAAATGATAAACCTTACATACAAACAATCTTATACTATAGTATTTATACTTATTTATTACAACAATTGATTGTTTTCTTTGTTTTATTGTAAAATGGTATTACATTTGCCACCAAATCGAACCAACTCAATGGGATATAAGTTTAAATTTAAGATTACAGATGAAACACAGCTAGAAGATGCATTGTCTGCTCTTGAAGATTTGGGGAAAGCAAATATAACTGAAATACCATTTAATTATATTTGTAAGATATTGGAATTTGTAGGGGCTGAACTACAAAAAGATACTATTGGATCTCAAAAGAGATTTTATCATCCTGACTGTTGTACATTTGGTGGATATTTTGGTGTACATATTAAACACGGAGGAAAAGGTGAAGTCTCTGTTCTCAGGATAAATTTTAAAACTTACATATTAAAAATAGCCCGCGAAATTATTAGGATTAACATTGAACGAAGAAAAGCTTATTAACAACTAAAATTATGTCTAGAAAAAGTTTGGAGTACTACAAATCGATAGAGTACAATATTATTGTCCAGCCACAAGAAATGGATGGAGAAAAATGGTATGAAGCCTATTGTAACGAGTTTGGCGTTAGTGCATGCCATGGACTTGGGGATACTCCTTCGGAGGCGTTAGCGAGTTTTATTGTAGAAAAAAACGCTTTCATTGAATTTCTTTTTGATAAAGGAGAATTTATCCCAGAAAAAGAAAATTGTACTGAAAACACTGTGAGCGGAGTATTTACAGTTAGAACATCTCCATGGGTTCATTCCTCATTGATTAGACAAGCAAAAAAAGAAGACGTTTCTTTAAATGCTTATATTAATCAAATATTATGTTATGGAGCAGGAAGTAATTCTATTGCACATAATACGAATGAAAAATTAAGAGAGGTTAAAGATGTTTTACTTGTGGAGACTAGTAAGATATTAGAGAAAGTGAATGCTCTACACTATGACACAGATGAGTTATTTAACAAGAAGAGAGAGAATAAAATCTCTCTTCTTCCTAGTTATGATCATTATTTATTTATTAAATAACTAAAAGATGAAAGACGCTATAATAAAACCAGAAGAATATAAAGAAATTCTAAAATGTATTGATTTAAAATCTATATCACTCGTTGAATCATCTTTTAAAATATCAGACGAATTTAATCCAGCAGGAAGAGTAAGTTTGAATATGAATGATAAATATAGTTTTGAAGAAAAAGACAGCATGATTATTTTTCATACAAATTTCAAATTTACTGGATCAAAGGAAGATTCTTCAACTTTAAAAAAAATGCCATTGTTTACTTTAAAAGGTGAATTTATAGCGATATATGAGAAAAATAAAGAAATTCATATAACTGATGATTTTTTTGAAGTTTTTAAAGAAATAAGTCTTTCAATGATTGTTTGGCCATACATAAGAGAATATATTCAATCTACAATTGTAAGATCTGGATTACCTCCATTCTCTCTACCAGTTAGAAGAATAAATGAATAACAAGCATAACTGATGTATTAAATGGATGAGCCTTACCAATCCGGTAGGGCTTCTTTATTTAATAATAAATTGCATTCATGGACCTTATCCCCTCCTTATCATACTCCATTTTTTCCACTTTACGACATGGATTATCATTTTTATAAGATCTTGGAAGTAAATCAAATAGTTAACATAATGAGGGAACTTGTTTTAACAGAGTTATATTCTGTCGTAATTTAAACATTGTCCCAAAGTTGCATTTTATCATTAATGGTAGTTAATGGATCAATAATAATATAAACAATCTCAATCAATTTTTAATTGATTATGGTTTTTGCTGTTTTGCTGATTTCTTAATTAATAAAAGTATTAAAGCTAGAGTTTCAAAATAAGCAATAGAAACAGCCCATCCGAATAAATTATCGCTAACATAAATACCCAAGTATTCCAAAACAGAAATGTTTGCAAAAGAAAAGTATGCCGTTACCCCTGCAAATATCGCAATGGATAGTATTGATAGTAAAATGTTTTTCATAATAGTATCATAGCAAATTTTACATGGATGCCTTGTAATAGAACTCTATTCGCAAATATATAAATATACTGAATAACAGAGTGTTAAAATCAAATTAATTTAAGACTTTAACACTCTGCATTCACTTTTTTCGACCTAGTTGGTTTAAGCTTTCGATTGTTAGCTGTATTGCGCTTTTGCCGTTTGGAGATGATAACTCTACTTGATTAGGCATAACTAATCTCAATAGAGCCGGCAAGAAGCGTGCTTTCTCTACAGAAGAAAGCTCAGTCCAGATTTTATTGATTTCCGGGATAAGTGCCTCCACCTCCTTTTCAAGTAAAGGACGAAGATCCTTTCCGATCTTATTGGGTGTTCCTGCTGTTCTCCCTCCGGATTTCGGTGTTCCCTTCATTCGCCCCATGGCTGTTTTTCTATTTTAGAAAACAATAGAAATCGGATACCCTTATTGGTTAACTCCTTGATGCGGGTGTCAAAGTTTTCTGAACGAACAAGTAGCACAGTATTATGTGTATCGCAAATGTATATTGGGATTCTTTCTGTTACACACTCCTGCTCTTTTGCTCGGTTCAAAAGCTCAATTGCTTCAGCTCTTATCCTTTTCCCAAATGTATAGTCTAATAAATATCCCTCGTCCATAATGCAGTCTTTTGAATGTAAACGTACTTCTTTCGGGTCAGACGCAAGTTGTTCAAATGGGACAAAGCTTTGAATACTTCATCAATTTGCCGACTGTCTTCGGTCAATACTGCATTTGCAAGTTTTATGTAGAAGAACAGAAACCTTTTCCTGCCAACTTTTGGCAATGATCTTTTTATGAAGGCTACCTTCTCAATCAGTGAAATTGAATTTTTCATGTTTTGCTTTTAAAATGGTAAATTGTCTTTTTGTGGATTGCTTGAATTTGAAGGTCCTTTCTGAGGAGATTCTCTAGCATCGTAAATCTGTGTCAATGGCTCATTATATCTGAATGCTATTTTCCCTGCTCGGCCATCACGTTGTTTCGCTACACTTAAAAGACCGAGCCCTTTTTCTGCATTAGAGTCGTAATACTCTTCCCGGTGTACAAAGATTACTGTATCCGCATCCTGCTCGATGGCTCCGGACTCACGCAAGTCGGCTAGAACAGGGATTTTGCTTTCTCTACTTTCGCAATTTCGGTTGATCTGGGATAATAAAACTATCGGGACACCAAGCTCTTTGGCCGCCACTTTTATTGCCCGGCTGGTCTGGGAAACTTCTGCCTCCCGGCCGTAGCTTCGGTTATCAGACCTCATATCTAAAAGTTGTAAGTAGTCAATCAGAACTAAATCAAGTCCATTTTTTTGCTTAATATTCCGGCATCTGGCCTTTATTTGCTGGATGTTTATAGTTGGGGTTTCGTCTATCTTGATGTTTAGCTTCGATATCTTACCCGCTGCATCACAATATTCATTTTCTTCTTGAGGAGATAATTTGCCTGCTTTTAGCATCTCAGTTGACACATTGCATTCCGAAAGGATCATACGTTGTGCGAGTGATACAGTTCCCATTTCAAGCGAAAATATAGCCACTTTCCGGCCTTGCAATGCAGCTGATTTCGCAAAGTAGAGTAGCATTGCTGTTTTACCCATGGCTGGTCTTGCAGCCAAAATAATGAGTTGTCCTGGTTGCCATCCTCCAGAAGTAAAATCTAACGTAGATAGTCCGGTTTTAATTCCAAGACTTGATCCGGACTGTGCCGCTTTCTTCCGCTTTTCATATTCGGATATCGCATTACGCGAAGCCTCCGACATATCCATCCATTTTGCGCCAAAGGTCGTTTTCTCCATTATACCTTCGACTGCCTTTATTGATTCGGCAATCGAGTCGGATATGTCTGCGCTTGGATCAGATGCTTTGGCTGTTATCTCCATACCCGTTAGTAGCAATTGCCTAGAAAGCCAAAGTTCATGTAAATGAAGAGCATATTCTGATACATTTACAGACGATGAGACGGAAGAAGTAAGATTTGCCAATTCATAGCTTCCTCCAACATATTCAAGACTTCCGGTTCGTTCAAGTTTGTGCATGACCGTTAAAAGGTCGATCCTTACGCTGTTTTTGTGTAAGGTTTCTATTGCCTGGTATATCATTGCATACTTTTGATTATAGAAAACATCCGGGTTCAGTATTTGAACTACGTCATATATTGCATTACTTGCCATCAAAAGACATCCGATAAGAGTTCGCTCCGTAATTTCGTCATGCGGAAACACTAGCTGCTTTGCTGGTTCGTTTTTTTGTTTAGCCATTACATCATTTGTTTACGGTTAAAGACTCGTGATATAAATCATCCAAATCAGGCATATTAGAGTTTATTTCATTTCTTATTGGCTCTGATCTGTTCAGTGATATGTTATCATTCCAAACTTCTTGATTCAGGTACGTTTCGAAGTTCTTTCGATATTGTTTATCGGGAGTTGCATTCACATACCCCGAGATATGTTTTATTGCAAGTTCTTTGTTGGACATGGAAAGCTTATCCCATTTAGCTTTACTAGTTTTCCGGTTGCCCTTTTTCCCATATTGTTCCCAAACATTTTCAAAAGAAAACTCAGCCGGTGAATCTTTAGATTCGCCATTATATTTATTCTTCTTATTTACTTTACTTTCCTTTACTTGCGATTGGGTGGCTATCGCAAGGCTATCGGGTGGTGATTGGGTGGCGATATCGTCAGACTTCCATCTTATTTCATTCCCTCTTTTTCCAGCTTCAGAGAGTTTTTTCCTCTTCTGTTCGAGTGGGATCATTCTTCTGGTAAGACTTTCTGAAAAGAAAACAGAATTATCTTTTACCGTAAACAAGCTGTAATTGCCAACAACTGTTTTTACTTTTTCTGTTGTGGTATTATAACGTCTAGCCAATGCGGGGAGTAAGGTTACAGGATAGCAATAATCGGGCTGATCTCTTAGAACTTCAACAAGCATCCAATAAATTCCGTATCCCTCCATACCTAACTGCTCTATGAGCATAACGCACTTAGGATCATCTTTTGCATTTGAATCATGCGGGAAATAATATGCGTCTTTCATCTTGATAAAATTTTAGGTTGCCACTTTTTACACCATTCTTTGCGCAGATAATCCATGATTTGATCATACGATCGGACAAATCCGTTATTTATAAATTTGGTGATATCTTTTTCTAGATCCGCGAGTTCGCGCATCAAACATTCTTCACCTTTTCTATTGCGCATTTCAGATTCATGAGCCCCAAATACGATATGATTTAACGCCTTTGCAATGTTCTGTATAGCAATAGGTAATAAAGATAACGGGACAACTTTCTTTATAGCTCCTGTCATTTCCCGATATGAATCACCAGCATCACAACGATATCGCACAAGTTCATCATAAACAAACTTCAAAACTTTAACCTTAAAGGCCGGGTTAAGCCACATAGCGAAATCCAAAAATAGGAGAGGGTCCATCCATGTTCCTGCATTTTTCCCCTTATTCGCCTTGGATTTCATCATAACGGAATTCCGATATGATGAATCTTGTTCCTCAGTCAATGCTTGAATAAATTCTTTTGTTGCCGAATTCTCAAGATAATGACTAATTTGTTTTTGTTGACCACAAGAGAGATTCCATTGTTTGAGCAGTGAAGTTGCGTTAAACATCCCGTCAGAAGTTCTTTGAAGAATTTCAAAATCTCCCATTTTTCGATTGAGAACCTGATTTGTTTTCATATCAAACTCCTCCTCTTTGCCTCAATCAAGTATAGCTTGTGGGCTTTGATAAATATTTCTTCAGACAATCCGGCAAGGCTTTCGGAGCTTCTTTTTTTTGCGTCTTTGGATCTTGAAATACGGTTCAATAACTCGTTGTTGGATAATAACATCAATCCATCAGATTCACATTCTGTATTTTGACTCGTGCTTAATTGCTTTTTTTGTGCAAAAAAACGTAGCAACCTTTTTGATCGTCGAAATAATTTTGTATATTTGATATGTCCGGCTACTATTAATTGCCCCTGCTTCGTGGCGGGGCTTTTTTTATTGATTTTCATCACTATTTGCATTTTAAGGATGTAAATTCTTTATCTTTTTCGTTTATAAACTCATCGACCGTCTTTATCCGGTTTTCTAGTAGCCAGGATTCAATTTCTATACGTTTGAATAATACCTTTGATCCTCTTTTGTAATGTGGAATTTTTCTTTCCGAAATAAATTTATTTAAAGTATTTACAGAGAATCCGGTAAATTGGGAACATGCCTCTTTCCCGAATAATTCAGGAATTGAATCATTACTTTCTTGTGTCGTAGGAATGAATGAGCGAAATAGAGACTTTATCTGCCCGACAGTTAATGCCGCTATTGGAGTGGAGTCTGAAATTTGATAGTCTGCTTGATTCATAATCTTTGTTTTTTTAGATTAATAATTAGAGGCGTCCCTCATTATTGATCGATCATGATGCAAGATTACAACCAAATAAAAAACCACCTTGGGGTAAGGTGGTGTAAGGTGGTGGAAAAATGATATTTATTGAGATATCGTTGTTTTATGCTAAGTCTATTTCGTTATTTAATATTAATAAATCGCTCTTTGCTTCAGAAGAATCTAAATTGTTGGCTTCTAGATAAATAATTACTTTCTGTAATACACCAGACATATGAAGACCTGATTTTTTGCCTCCATATAAATTAATCCGATTTCTTCTTTGTATGCAAAAGTTTAGTTTTTCCCTGAATTTTCTTGGGATTGCACATCCTCGAGTTTTGTCGAAATGTTGTAAGAACTCACTTATTTTTTCATTCTCAGATATTCCTGCATAGTGGCAAACTAGAGCAATGTGAATATAATCAAATTTTTGAAATTCAGAATGTGTATTAGCAAGGCATGATATCGGATGTTTAACCTTTAAGTCTTCTTCCAATAAATCAAGACTGTTTAGTTGAGCATAAACTTCCGGGCCTACTTTCCTGCCTATTTTTTCTGATTCAATAATGTATTTTTTGTGTGTTCGTCTTTCTCTTGATATATGATCAAGAGTGTAGTGTTTATTCTTTAATTCATTGTCAAATTTAAACATCTGTGACTTAATTAATTTCATTTCTTCATCCTGAGATTTAGCCAACTCGTAAGTATCTTGTCCTTGAAAATCTGCAATAATTAGATCAAAATTTCCACAAAGGTTGATTGTTTGAAATTTTATTCTATTAGTAATGTCTTCTAGATGTTTACCCGGAATAGGAATAGCATCAATACCTTTTTTTCGTGCCACTTCATTTGAGGCTTGCTGATATTGGTCCATTAATGTGGTTTTATATTCATTAATTTTTACAGAAAGAATCTCTCTTAATTTAATAGCATCAGAGATAGAAAGATCAGAGTTTATTGCATACTCAATTAATACGGGAACGTCTGGACCCGTAATGTCTTTAATTGATTCGAAGTTGTGTAATAATTCTTCGCCTGTCATAATGTAGTTATTAAAGGACCTTTGCCGCTTCGTCAATAATTGAACTACCGAAGCTGTCAAGGTAAGTATTTGTTGTTTCTAAATCAGAATGGCCTAATATCTGGCTTATAACCTCTCGGGGAACATTATTCCCTTGCAGAGTCATTGCCATAGTGTGCCGGCTTACGTATGAAGTAAGATTGGTATTTATTTCCAATTCCTTTGCCAATTCTTTTAGTGGATTCGAATAGTCTTTGTATCGATTCCGGATATGCTTATATAAGAGCTCTCCAGTTAACCCATCTTTTGATACTACCGGAATTAAGTACGGATCAATAATAATTGTGTTTGACTTGAACCACTGTAAAAGATTTTCTATTTCATCCGTAACCTTTATCTGTATTGGTTTAACTTTCTTTTGATTCTTTGTCTTTTGACGCTTATATACTATGTATCTACCTCCTTCATGCAATATGATATTCTTTTGGGTAAGCTTTGCCATATCCGTATACGCAATTCCATAACAATAGTAGGAAAACATAAACATTCTTCTCGCAGTTTCGGTAACGTCTGTTTTTCCCGGGGTATCTTTAATTTTCTGAAGGTATTCAGATGGTAAATACCGCTTTTCGGTCTCTTCTTCTAGTTTTGCAATCTCAAAACCTCCCTTTCCGAATGGGTAGGTTGAGATCGGACATTCCTTTTCTTTAAGGGCTATATTTAAAACGGCCCTTAAAGCCTTCATATAGTATTTCCGGGTATTACCTGAGCATCCTGAACGCTGTATGGTTTTACCTCCTGTTCCGTCTTTCTTCCTACGCCCTATTGAGTCTCTTGGCTTTTGCAACCACAAGTCAAATCCTCTCACAAACTTTATATCTATCTCACTAAACATTCGGTTTTCAAACTTTGGATCATATAGCTCCAGCATATGAAGTGTACGTTCGTAGCAAATAGCATTTCCGGTGTGATCGGTATCTCTTAAATCTTTAATAGTTCGGGTAAAGAATGGAGAAACTCTTCCTTGTCTCGACCGGTTTATGAATCTATCTTCAAACTGATTAAGAGTCCAGTCTACTTTTTCGCGGTCAAATTCAGATATGATATCTAAAGCGCGAACCTTGTATCGCTCCAGTAGTTTATTGTAGTTTTTCCGTTCTTCGTTCTGCTCTTTTTGTTTTTCCCCTTTTAGACTTTTTATGATTACAAATACTTCGTTTTCATCACTCCAATAGTTTGGGTCAGCAAACATATTCAACGAAATATATTTGCGAATTCTACTTTTTGTAATCCTTAATCTGATTGCAAATTTCCCCTCTTTGTTGGGTTTGTCTTTTCTTACTACAAAATTTACCATAACTTTTTGTTGGTGGAACACAAATGGAACACAATTAATCTAAATAGATATGATTAGATGTTGTTTCAATGTGTTGGTATACAGTGCAAATATAATGAAATACAAATAGATACAATAAAAAGAATAGTTAAAATAAGCCTCTGGGGGGCGCGTGGTCGGACGTTCGAATCGTCTCACCCCGACTAACTGATAATTAAGCACTTACATTAAGTTGTAGGTGCTTTTTTTATTGATTGGTAGGACATGAATGATGTATCCAACATCTCCTGTAAATGATTTTTATTAAAAACATCTGCCATCTGCCACTAATCAGCTCAAAACTCTTTGCTGAAGCGGGTTCTTGAAGTGAGGGATGGCTAGTGACGGATCCATTTCATCTGTCATCTGTCACCCTGTGCCGTAAGTGTCTTAGTGATGCCATCTTCAAATCTTAAGCGAGAGCCTTTCCCTTTTCCTATGTAGATTTTTTCCTATGTAGATTAGTCGTTTTCACTTAACTCACCAACGCTTTTCATAACGATGATTAGTTGTTAAAGTAAAGTCTATTCTTCGTCTCTCAGCTGGGTGACCATCGTCCTCCAACTGTGTGACCATTGTCCCTCAGCTGAGGGACAATGGTCACACAGTTGGAGGACGAGTAACTCTTGGAGTGAAAACAACTAATCAATGCCATGAGCGGAGCTAATGATATAAGGGAAAATAGTTTTTATCCACTATGTAATAGCAGCGTATGGTAGTCCGGATTTTACTAAGCTACGCTACCTATTTGAACGTAAGAATAAAGGATGTTTCCTTTTTGGAAGGAGAGCTTTTAAGGGTTAGGGTACCGCCATGCAATCGCATAATCTGGCGGGAGATACTTAATCCTATTCCTGAGCCACCCTCTTTGGTAGTAAAAAACGGAATAAAGATATGATCGGCCATCTCGGGCGAAATACCAGGGCCATTATCCATTATCTCTAATGATACAGACTCGTCGGAATTACAGTATCCTTTTATTTGAATAAGTCCGTCCGATGCTTGTTCTACAGATTGCATCGCATTCTTCACAAGG